CATGACAGAACCAACCTACCTGTCAAAGAGCGCTTTCGCGGCTCGCATCGGCAGGTCTCCCAGTTACATCACCTGGTTGAAAGACAACAACCGCTTGGTGCTTTCATCGGACGGCAAGAAAGTCGACGTCCTTGCGACCGAGGCATTGATCGCCGACACCGCTGACCCGAGCAAGGCTGCCGTCGTGGCTCGTCACCACCAAGACCGGCTCCAGCGCGATGTTTACAGCCAACTGACTCCAACGGCTGAGCCGACTTCAACGGCTGCGCCGCCGCACGCTTTAGCACCTGCGGGGCAGCAACCCGATTTCCACAAGTCCCGAGCACTTCGTGAGCAGAGTCTTGCGGAGCTGAGCGTGATTGAGTTACGCACAAAGCAGGGCTTCCTTGTCGAGCGTGAGGCCGTTGAAGTTAGCGCTTACAACGCAGGACGCCTGTTGCGTGATCAGTTGCTACGGCTGTCGTCTCAGTTGTCATCTGAATTCGCGGCTATGACGGATCCTTGGGAAATCGAACGACACCTGACGGCAGAGTTGCGTCGAACGCTCGAGGATGCCGAGCGACTATCTGCGGCAGACCTCGATCAAGCAATTTCAGTGAGCTAACGCTATGTCAGAAGAGTTTCCTGATGGTGCAGAGGTGTACCGCGAATCGTATTTCCGTGGCCTTCGACCCGACCCAGATCTTTGGGTCGATGAGTGGGCCGACGAGTTCATGCGCATTCCAAAAGACACGGGAGCTCCAGAGCCCGGTAAGTATCGCACTGCGCGCACACCCTACGCTCGTGAGCCAATGCGCTGTTTGTCTCCTGCTCACCCGTGTCGTCGTGTGGTCACTATGGTGGCCTCACAGCTAATGAAAACCCAGATCGCCTTGAACTGGATTGGTGCCCTTATCCATATGGCCCCTTCCAACATCCTGGCTTTGCTGCCCAATTTGACCCTGTCCAAACGTGTTTCCGGACGGATCAAAAAGACTATCAAAGCAACACCCGTGCTGAGCGAGCGTGTTGCCGCTAACCGTTCTCGTGACACATCCAACACGATGGACACCAAGGAGTTCGAGGGTGGCTCGCTGTACGTCAACACTGCTGGTTCGGCCGCCAACTTGTCTGAGCTATCCGCACGTTACATCTATGGTGACGAGGTAGATCGTTGGGAGAACGATGTAGGGCAAGAGGGTGATCCTGTTGCGCTAGCTGAGACCCGAGCGACAAACTTTGGCCGCAACGCGAAGATTTATTTCTCAAGTTCCCCGACCATCAAGGGCGCGTCGCGGATCGCTGACCTCTTCGAGGCGAGTGACCAGCGCTATTACTATGTTCCCTGCCCAGCCTGCGGCTTTATGCAAGTGTTGGAGTGGGAGCGCCTGCTCTACGGTGAGGACTTCAAGAATGTGCATTACCAATGCGCCGGGCCTGAATGTGACGTTCTGATTGAAGAGCATCACAAGAGCAGCATGCTCGCTCGTGGTGAATGGCGTGCACATGGCAAGGAAGGCGGCCAGACGGTCGGCTTCCATCTCAACGCGTTGTATTCGCCAATAGGTTGGCTGTCCTGGCAGTCTTTGGCGATGGAATTTGAAGAAGCTAAGAAGTCCCAGAAAGCCGGTGAAATGGGCTTGATGCAAGTGTTTTATAACACCCGGCTTGCCAAGGTTTGGGATAGCGCTCAAGAGCAAACCAAAGCCGAAGTCCTGCGTGATCGATCAAGGCTAGAACTTTACGGTTTAGGTTCGATGCCGGCAGCGGTGCTGATGCTGACCGGAGCGGTCGATGTACAGGCTAATCGCTTGGAATTAATGGTCATGGGCTTCGGTGTTGGTATGGAGCGCTGGGTCGTTGACTACCAAGTGATCTGGGGAGATCCCGCAAAGGAAAGTACGTGGTTGGTGCTGGACGAAAAGCTCAAGTCTCGTTACCGACATCCGTGCGGTGTGGGTCTTGCAATTCTCGCAACTGCGGTCGACTCCGGCGGTCATCATACTGATGAGGTATATCAGTTCTGTCGCCTGCGACGTTGGCGCAACGTGTTTGCAGTTAAGGGTGCCAGCAAGCCCGGCAGGAATGTCATCGCACAGCGTCCGTCCATGATGGATGTTACCTGGAAAGGTCAGACCGAACGCAATGGCGTCGAGCTGTGGTTTGTGGGGACAGACACTGCGAAGGATTGGATCTACAACCGCTATTCATTTGAATCGGGACCTGGCGCGCTCCACTTTCCTAATGATCTGCCCGACGAGTTCTTCGACCAGTGCGTAGCCGAGCATAAGGTTGCTCGCAAGGTTAGGGGGAAGGTGCGTACCGAGTGGGTGAAGGGGCATGGCGAACGCAACGAAGCCCTCGACCTGATGGTGTACAGCCTGGCCATGGCGCACTACTTGGGCATTAACCGGTATCAGGAGCATGACTGGGATCGGGTACGGCAGGCCCTGGCCCAGTCAGGCTTGTTTGACGACGCCTTGGGCATCAAGCCTGTACAGGGCGAGCGTGTCGAAGAAGACGAAATTGCTGTGCCTGTGGCCGTAAGACAGGTGCAGCCCGCACCACCACCTGCTGCCCCGGTCGTGCAATCACGCCCCGCAGCATCGCCACCTCAACGCCGCAGCTCCACCAGCGGTTACCTGAAGAGACGCTGATATGTCCTTTACCCAAAAACACCTCGACGCGGTTGAGGCGGCCATCGCACGCGGTGAAAAAGTCGTGCGCTACACCGACCGTACTGTGGAATACCGCACGGTCGATGAGCTGCTCAAGGCGCGCGAAGAAATTCGTACGTCACTGATCAGCGCGGCCGGGCCACGCTCGCGAGTGGTTCGGTTGTACCACGGAGGCAAAGGACTCTAATGGCCCGTCACTATCCGACGCTCACCCGTAACGGATTCGTGTTGCCGTCGAACATCAAGGCCAGTTACGAAGGCGCCGGGGAGGGCCGCCGATCGACTGGCTGGGATGCTCCCGACAACGGGATCAACAGCATCAACACCCCGGCCTTACGCAACTTGCGTTCACGTTCGCGGGCAGCGGTTCGCAACGACCCATATGCCTACAATGTGATCGACAAACGCGTCAGCAACTTGATCGGTTCCGGCATCACGCCGCGACCGAAAACCGACGACGAGGCCCTGCGCAAACTGCTGCAGGAGCTCTGGGAGGACTGGGTTGATGAGTCGGACGCCGATGAGCGCACCGACTTCAACGGTCAGCAGGCGCTGGTGGCTCGCACGGTGGAAACTTCGGGCGAGTGTTTTGTTCGGCTCCGCCCTCGCGGTCTGGACGAAGGTCTTGCGGTGCCGTTGCAGCTGCAGATCCTGGCCCCGGAATTCGTTCCGCATGACAAGTTTGAGACCACCAAAACCGGCAATCTCATCCGCGCCGGGATTGAGTTCACCCCGAACGGCAAGCGGGTGGCGTACTGGATGTACCTGTCGCATCCGCGTGATGCGTCGTCGCTGAACGCCGGTTACAACCAACTGGTACGGGTGCCGGCTGCTCAGGTGCTGCACATCTTTGAACCGGTCGAGCCGGGCCAGTTGCGCGGTGTGCCGCGATTGTCGCCGGTGCTCAAGCGCCTGCGCAGTCTCGACAATTACGACGACGCAGTGTTGTTTCGCCAAGAGGTGGCCAACCTGTTCGCCGGATTCATCAGCCGTCCGGCACCGGATAATGTCCAGACGCCGAGGGACCCGGTCACCGGCCAGCCACTGATCACCGATCGTGACGGTTTCACCCCGATGGTCGCCCTCGAGCCCGGCACCATGCAGGAGCTGGGGCCAGGTGAAGAGGTCGAATTCTCCAAGCCGCCGGACGCGGGCAACAACTATCCGGACTTCATGCGGCAGCAACTGATGGCTGCGGCAGCGGGCACCGGGACGCCTTACGAGATCCTCACCGGCGACATGCGCGAGGTTAACGACCGAGCGCTGCGCGTGGTGCTGAACGAGTTCCGGCGTCGCCTGGAACAACTGCAATTCGGCGTTTACGTGCACCAGCTGTGCCGCCCGGTGCGGGCCGCGTGGATGGACATGGCGGTGTTGTCGGGTGTCCTGGTGCTGGACGACTACACCCAGCGGCGCCGTGAATACCTGCGTACCCGGTGGGTGCCACAAGGCTGGGCCTACATCCAGCCCGTGCAGGACGTTCAGGCGCGGCGGATGGAAGTGCAGGCGGGCTTCGCTTCACGCAGCGAGATGGTCCTGCGCACCGGTTACGACGCGGAAACGGTCGATGCGGAAAACGCCGCTGACCTGGCCCGGGCCACCACCCTTGGCCTCAATTACAACACTCTCGATGCCGTCGTCACCAACGATGACAAGGAACAACCATGAGCAAAAAAACACGACCGCGCGTTTACAACCGGGCTGGCAAGCAGGTGCCGGTGCAGGACAAAACCTGGTACGCGGTGCACGCCAACGGCGAAGCCGCCGAGCGGGTGATCGAAGTCTTTGTGTACGGCGAGATCGGTGGTTGGGGCATCACCGCGAATCAGTTCGTGCAGGATCTGCGCGCAATGGATGACGGTGTCTCGCCCGTGATCGCCGCCTTCAACAGCATCGGCGGCGATCTGTTCGACGGTCTGGCCATGCACAACGCATTGTCGCGCTTGGGCGAGCGCTGCACCGGGCGGGTGGACGCGTTGGCTGCCAGCGCCGCGAGTGTCGCCGTGTGCGGTGCGCATCGCGTGGTGATCGCCTCCAACGCCATGTTGATGATCCACAATCCATGGACGTATGCGGCGGGGGATGCCGAAGACTTTCGCAAGGTGGCCGATGTGCTCGACCAGACCATGGAGGCGATCATCGCGGCCTACAAGGCCAAGGCGCCCGACATCGATGAGGTCGAATTGCGTCGCTTGGTCGCCGCTGAAACCTGGCTGACCGCCAATGAGGCGGTGGCACTGGGCCTGGCGGATGAGGTCGGGGACGGCGTCACGGTCAAGGCATGCCTCGGCCAAGGGGCCGTGCTGCAGCGATACCAGCACGCGCCGGCCGAGTTGCTGGCCCAGCTCGACGAGCCGGCCGAGATGGATCCCGACGTGGAGCTCGACAAACTGCCTCCGGCTCCCACGGTGGTCGACTCAGCCAAGTTGGCCGTAATGATCACCCAGCGCTGCGCCGAAGCCGGTATCAGCAACCTGGTCGAGCCGCTGCTCAGCTCGACCAAGTTGGAAAGCGAAGCCATCGTCCAGGCTGGCCTGACCCGCGCCAAGGCGGTGAATGACCTCTGTGTCGCAGCTCGGCTGCCTGAGTTCAGTGTCGAGTACGTGGCCGCTGGTTTGGACGTAGCGGCGGTTCGGGCACGCCTGTTCGACAAGATCGTCAGCAGCGGCAAGGGCTTTGAAATCGACAGCAGCCTGCCGCTGGACGAAGACCAGTCGCCAAAGGTGCAAGCCAAACAACCCGATCCCAACTCGATCTGGGCCGCTCGACAAGCAGCCCAATCCGGAACTGCGCGCGGCGCGAAAGGAGCATGACCATGACCATCCAAAAAGAGCCGATTCACGCCGGTGAGTTCCTGCTGTCTGAAGGCGCGGGAAACATCTCACGCGAGTCCATCAACGTCGCTGCCGGCCCTGCGTTGTACCCAGGCCAGATCCTCGGTCTGGTGACGGCCTCCGGTCACTTTGCGCCGTACGCTCCGGCGGCCGAAGACGGCAGCGAGACAGCCGTCGCCATTCTCTTCGGTCCGCTGGGCGAGTCCGATGTGGTCCGCCGTGGCCGCGCGGTGGTGCGACTGGCGGAAGTCAGCGAAGCGCATCTGACGGGGCTCGACCTCGATGCAGAAAAGGCGCTGGCCTCCCATTTTCTGATCGTCCGCTAAGTCGGTCAGCCCTGTTTACGCACCCTGCCTTGAGCGGGGTTTTTCATTTCTGGAGAGTACCCATGGCCGATATCGCCATTTTTGACGACGAAGCGTTCACCGTTACCGCGCTCACCGCAGCCCTCAACGATCAACCCTACCTGCCGGGTCGCATCAGTGCCCTGGGTCTGTTCCGCGAGGAAGGGGTTACTACCCTGACCGTACAGATCGAAAAGGACGGCGACACCCTCGCGCTGGTTCCGGCGGGTGAGCGGGGCGGTTCTGGCCTGGTCGTCGCAGCCAGCAAACGCAATCTGATTCCCTTCAACACCGTGCACCTGCCCGAGCGTTTCACCATCAAGGCCGACGAGATTCAAGGCATTCGTGCCTTTGGTACCCGTACGGAATTGCAGGCGGTGCAGGACGTAGTCAATGCCCGTCTGGCGAAAGCGCGCCGTCAGCTGGATGCCACACACGAGTTTCAACGCATGGGTGCACTCAATGGCCTGATTCTCGATGCGGATGGCCAAACTCCGTTGTTGAACCTTTACGATCGTTTTGGCGTGGAGCGCCAGAAGCTTTCCATGGGGCTGAAAGATCCGAAGACCAAGCTGCGGGTTAAATGCGTCGAAGCGCTGGATATGCAGGAGGATGCTCTCGGTAGCGTAACCACTACCGGTTCCCGTGCTTTCTGCGGCAAGAACTTCTGGAACGAGCTGATTGTCCACGAGTCTGTCGAGGAGACCTACCTCAATAGTCAGCAAGCCGCGGCTCTGCGCGGTGATGCGCGAGAGAGCTTTGAGTTCGGCGGCATTATCTGGGAGCGCTACCGTGGCAAAGTGGCCGGCGTGTCGTTTGTCCACGACGACAAGGCGTTGCTGATTCCTGAAGGAGTGCCGGATCTGTACATCTCGGTGTTCGCGCCGGCCGATTACATGGATACGGTCAACACCCAGGGCATTCCGTACTACAGCATGATCGAGCCGCTGCCCTTCAACAAAGGCATGGCCGGCGAAGCCCAGTCCAACCCGCTGCACCTGTGCACGCGCCCCCGCGCGCAGATCCTGCTGGAGCTCTGACCGTGAGCTTTCGCGATCTGATCGCCGAGGTCGATGCGGTGGTGTTCGAAACACTGGGCGACACCGCACGTATCGAAGGCCGTGAAGAGCCGGTACTGGGCATGTTCTCCGCGCCCTGGCTGCAGCCGAAGATTGGCAAGCTCAACACCGGCCTGCGCGAGCCCCGGTTTGAGATCCGCGTCAGCGACTCTCACGGACTGGAGCAGGGCATGCTGGTCACCGTCGATCTGCCTGCATTGGATGGCGGCGGTGAGTACGACCTGCTGCAGCTAGAGCCTAGCGGTGATGGCCTGGTCGCCTTGATCCTGAGGATGCGCGCATGAGTGTCGGCAGCTACTTCAAATCGTCGGCCGGTGGCGGGATGCTCTCCATCCAGTCTTCGGCCGCCGACCTGCAAGCGTTCGAGGACTTTGCCAAGCTGGTGCCAAAGGCGGCCGCTGCGGCTCAGCGTCGAGCGATCAACAAGACGTTGGGTTGGCTGCGCACGCACATCGCGCGCGCGGTCAGTCGGCAGGAGCGCATTGCCGTTGCGGCGGTGCGTCAGCGTCTGCGCAGTTACCCCGTCTCTGGCGGGGCCACCAGCGGCAAGCTGTGGTTTGGTCTCAATGCCATTGAGTCGAGCCGGATCGGGCGAGCGAGACAATCCGGCAGCGGTGTGTCGGTGGCCGGGCGGCGTTATCAGGGCGCGTTCCTCAAACAGGTCTACGGCAACAAACCGGACATCTGGATTCGCACGGCCAGCAAGCACTTCAATGCGGACGACTATCCCGACAGCATGGTGTCGGCGGCAGGTGGGGCCAGCTCAGGGTGGGTCGCGGAAAACGGTGATCGCTTTCCGCTGGCCAAGGCCAAGGTGTCACTGGAGCAGGCCCGGCCGCACTTCGATGCGTGGATCAAACGTGCACATGCACGCTTGCTGGAAATCCTGCAGCAAGAATTCAACTTCGAGATTCAGAAGTACCTGAAGGGGACGGCCAATGTCTGATGAGCCTTTTAGCCTTGATCAGCTCTACCGGGCGATTGAGCAGCATCTGGCGAGCAACTTGCCGGGCATCAAAGCAGTCACCGCCTGGCCGAACATCAAGGACCGCATTGCGTTGCCCGTGGTGTTTCTGGAAATGGCCGAGATCGAGCCGGGCAAGGACATTGGCACCGGCGAGACCACGCTGATTT